AGGTGTTACCCATTCTGGTGCAGTTGCGCCTGCATTAATTGCTAGTACTTGGTTGGCAGTTCCTTTAGCTAGTCTCGCAGGTGTATTAGCGGAGGACGCATATACAAGATCACCTTGAGTAGTTAAAGTTTCTTCCATTGTTTTACTAGCAGGATATGTAACAAATACATCTTTAGTTCCTGCAGAAAAAGTTATTGCAGTTCCACCACTTGAACTTGTTAAAACAGTTGTTCTAGTTAAATTTGCGCTGGTTCCATCTAAAGTTCCTAATCCTACTTCCCATTCATCTATTGCAGAGTCTTGCTGCACAATAGCATAATAAGTTGTATTATTATTACCTACGCCTACAGCGAAAGTATCATATCCATTAGAAGTACCAGCTAATGCAACGGCGCCTGTACCAGTTGTAGTTGTGGTTTCTCTAACTCTATCGTTTAGAACCAATACCATATTAACCTACGCTAGCTGTAAAATTGCTGTTGCAGCCGCTGCTGGTGGGAAATCAATAGTGAAAGTTCCAGCTGTTGCTGTTTTATCTCCACCAAAATTTAATACCATAACTGCTCTATCTCCGTTTGTGTCGTTGTAAATTAAACAACCACGTGCCGTAATTGTAGCGCTAGCCCAAGATATAGGTACACTAAAATCTGTAATACCAGTTGTTCCATCTACAGTTGGTGTAACGTTTGTTAATGCTTTTCCACCTGCTGGTGTATAACCAGTTGCAGTTGTACTAATTTCTCCTGTGCTTGTAGGGTCTGCTGCCGGATCTGCCGGTGCAGCATATGCTGTCGTCGTTGCGCTTATTGTAGCAGCGTTAGTATACATTGCTAATTTAAATGTATTACCTCCTGTTCCTGCTGTTTTAAAATTGTGTAGGGCTTGTAACACTTCTGATTTGAAACTGTTACATACCGCTGATGTTCCTATTGCCATTATTGTGGTCCTCCTTGATTTGGTTTACTTGATCCGAGTCCTGGTTGAAATGAAGGACGAGGAATCCTAATGACTCCAGCCGTATATGCATCTCTTTTACCCATACCCATGTATTGCGCCGCAACCTCTTGTAAAGCAGTTGCGTACGATTGTTGATATACTTGCAGCATTTCTGCTGGTCCCTTTAAATATTTAAAGGCTTCAATAAGACAACCATACAAAAGTAATGTAGGTGTGTTATTACTTAACCATGTACTAGTTGCAGAAGATGTAAGTCTGTCAGGTAATTTAGACATACTCATTTCTACAGTAAATGCAGCATTTGGTGTTGGTACTACGTATACAGTATTATCGTCCCATTGTGAATAATATTTTGGTGTTCCTGTTGTTGCCCTATCCGGCCAGTATTCATTCATAAAGCTTACATCTTTTCGTTCTAGGAATGTTCTATCCCCAGTTCCTGCAGCAGAATAAATCATCATGCTATTAATAGTCGCGAATAAAGTAGGTGTTGGTCCAGCTCCACCTGGTAAAGTTAGAAAAGGATTACTAGCTGTGAAATTAGCATATTGATGTGAAACAAAAGCGGGAATATTAAGTTCTCTTAATATTCTATTTTCTGTGTGTTCTATAAAATCATCAACAATAGCAGTGGTTAAAACATTAGCGTCTGTTTCTGTATACTCTCTAATCTGTGATACTAATTCAGTATATGTTGTCATTATGCTTTAGTATTTACTGGCCCAGCTGATGGAGGAACTCTTCCTCCACTTAACTGTGAAACCGTTGGAGTATAAGCTGCGTTTAAATTAAACGAATAATTGTTGGTGTCAATAACTGTTATTATATAAGAACCAAAAACTGGTGATCTTACTGCATGTGATCTAGCTATAGTAGGGTTATAAGTAATTCCGTAAGAAGGGGCAGAAGTACCTCGTGTTAATCCTGATAAAGTATTTGTAGTAGTGTTATTAGCTGTGTACTGAACAGTTTCATTTAACGCTAATAAAGGGACATCAGTGTTAGTTAATAATTCATTAAGAACTATAAATCCCGTGCTAGGAAAAGCTGAAGTATCATCTAAAACAATTTGAGTTGAATCTGAAGTAATAGCTGTCATTAATCTTGCACTAAGTTCGTAAGCAGTATTAATAATTCCGCCAGTAGATTGAATTAAATCTCTAAATCTTACATAATCATTATTAGATCTACCATGACTAGGTTCATTAACAGTGACAGTTGTTAAAGTATTTACTGTAGTAAAAGGATTAACTGGTAATAAATTAGCTACAGGAAAAGGATTTCTATCAACACGTGCCCATTGTAATGCTACAGGATCTGGCCTGTGTCTATGAGGCATAAGCTGTGGGGCTTTCTTTTCCCATTCGCTTGTATGAACTTTAGCGCCATTCCATTCTGTTACCATTTCTGAGTAGGGAAATTGTAATCCACTACGGTCTGAAATAAATAATGCGTGTTTTCCTCTAGCGTATGCCATTTAAATCCAAGTATACTTTCCACCTTTTTTAGCAGCGCCCATTCCTTGAGCAGTGCCGGTAACTGGTCCTTTAGAAATCGTAAATGGTGTTCCACCAGATTCTTTTCCCATGCTAGTCGGTGCTATACCTTTAGTCGTTACAGCTCCAGCCATTACAGGTTTAGGTATTTCATTCTGGCCTCTACCAAAACTTCCTATTTTTTTACTAGAAGCTTCTCTAGTATTAGCCGTTTGTGTATTAAATAATCTATTACTCATTCGTCCTCCTTTTGACATTCACAGTTTCCGCAAGTACATTCTCCACCACAGCACGAAGCGCCATTTTTACAAGAACATTCAGGGTCATCATTAAGTAACATATACCTCCTATGGTATATATGCTTGTGCAGGATTAACTTGGAAAGCTACTCTTTCCCTATCAGTGTCCGCCGCACGTTCAAATTCTTCGTCGTATATTTGTTTTAACATTGGTACCATTGCTGGCGCTCTTTTAATAGCTATATAATATGCTAATCCAGCTGTTAAACAAGGTATAAAGTTAAAAGGTACATCTATGTCATTTGTATAAACACCTGCGTCCATTACTCTTCTTATATAAAAATATTTAAATTTATAAGCTATGTTAGGGCTTGGGTATAAAAACAACGTCATATCAAATTGTGGTCTTCCACTTTCACTACTACCATCGACAATAACTTGACCAGGTATTAAAACAAATTGTGTTGGTCTTGAATCACCCACAGAACTTTGTTCTTTCCTAGTTAAATTCATGTAATCTGTTTGTGATATTTTAGTAATGGTAACATCTGTTGTATTACTATCACCTTCTAAGTTACCAGTTCCTATCGCTGTAGTAGTCACAGTAGCATCTAGAATATCTAAAACATCTACTGGAATACCATAATAATTTTGACCCGGAACCATTGTTAAGAAATTATAATCAATAGTCCATAGATTTAATCCACGGTTTGACCATTCACTTAACATAATATTAAGTGAACGTCTCGCCGTTTTTAAATCATAACCACCTAAAACTTCAAGTCCACATCTTTCAAATGCTTCTTCAATAGCTTCTTCTACATTTAAATTAAATGTATATGTGTTAGAATATGTCATCTACTATCCATCGTAGTATACTGTTATAGCTTGAGTGCCACCATTAGTATTAATAAAAGCACCGTTAGGAAATAACACACCATCATCTGGAATGTAAGGATCTATATCAGTTAATAGTGCTGCTGTAGGAATTTGTAACAAAGATGTTAATGCTGTGCTTATTGCCGGTGCAGTTACATTTGTTGAAATTGCTGCGTCACTTACTACAACAGTTCCTGCTGTTGCTGCTAGTGATATACCTGAAAACCCTCTTACGCGAGTTCTTCCTGGAAATATAACTCCTGTGCCAGTGCTTGCTCCAAATCCTAATGAAGTGTTAGTGCCTGGTTGTGCACTTACTGTCACAGAACTAATTGATTGCCATACTGTTACAGATGGTTTTGTCGTTGCATTTGGTCCTGAAATAACTTCAGTAGCTGCTACTCCTAGTGAATTAACACCTGTTATAGTAAAGTTCACTGTCGAAACATCACCTCCACTTGTAATATTTAATACAGCCACATTATTATTTGCGGGTGTTACTGGTAGTTGTCCAATTAAAGTAAATACTGCTGCAGGTGTTGCTGCTGCAGCTACATTGACATTACTCGTTGTTGCTCCCTGTCCGAATGTTTTGGCTTTTACGCCGGATACATTACCCATTTTTTATTCTCCTTTTTGTTAACGAGGGGCAGAGCAAGGCTACTGCCTATTGCTAGGTTAAGATTTCTCTTGATGCCCCTCTGGTTAATTAGTTGCTGTTCCAAGGGCTGAATGGAAGCGCTTCATTTGCTCCAGTCTGACCATTATTAGCAAATTGAGAATAATTGACAACGGTTGTCCAATCACCTGCTGTAGATGTTGCTGCACCGCCACCAGTAAATATAGAACCGTAAAATAAAACGAGTCCTGCATCTGTCTGGTTAAAGTTAGCGCCTGCTACTCCAGCTGCTGCTATTTGCTGTACAAATCTCCAGTTAGTTTTCTGAACTGTAGATAAAAGTATAGGTGAATCCCAACTAGCTGCACCTGCAACCATGCCTGTACCAAGAATTGGTGAAACACCACCAGCGGCTGCTAAAGTGCTACCTGCGTACATTCCGCCTGCTGCTCCTAAAACACCCGTACCTGCATCTCCCATAGTTCCTATAGCGAAGAAATCTCCAACTGTTGTTCCACCGACACTATTACCATTAGTATTAATCATAAACTGCATTCTAGTTAAAGCAGACTGATAAGGTACTACACCTAGTGGTCTAGCATATATATCAGCAGTTGCTGCTCTAGTTCCTACAGAAACAGTTGCTGTTGCGTTAGGATTAGCTGCTGCACTAATATCAGTAATAGTTGCAAACAATGAAGTTGAAACTACGACTCCTATACCTGGTCCTACAATTCCTGTCTCAGTTAATGCTCTTCCAGTTGCGTCAGTTCCTGTGATATCAAAAGTTGTTCCTGCAGAAGTTGCTACTGCACCTGTAAGGATAACTCTTCTACCCCAATGTTGTAATGCCGTATTATTTGCTGCTACACCTGTGCTAGCTGTTACTGGTGAAACTTTATAGGGAGCCCATTCTCCTGCTACTGATTGTAAACCATTTAAATTTAAATGAAAACGACCATCAGCTGGTCTTACACTTGTGTAAGTTTGTGCTAATGCGATTCCTGCTGCAGCTGGTGCTGTAGGAAACATATGTCTTTGTGTTGCCACATTCCCTAGTGGATGTGTATTTTTAATTCCGCTACCTAAAACCGCGTTTCCTGTAGCAGTTATTGGTCCAGTTTTTACCGGACCTGAAAAGGTTGTTATACCCATAATAATCTCCTTTGGCTGTATAGGCCAATGTTGTCATGTTGTCTCTATACCGTCTGCCTAGCCAGTCAACACAACTTTTTACTCTAGGGTAAGGAGGGCAGATAATTCCGCCCTCCTAAGTGATTTATGCTCCTGGTGTACCAAAGATACCACGCCAGTCAGACCAGCCGTAGCTGTATCTTTCTCTAGCTTTGTATCTAACGTTGCCAGTGTCGAAATCCCCTTCCATAGCAGTCCTAATAGGTGCTCTGGTAAAGTGCTTTAGTCCGTTTGGTGCATCTGTTTTAATCCACCACGCGTCAGTATCAGTAAGAAAGTTATTTACAACATATCCTTCTGGTACCATTCCCATATTTTTGGTAGCGTTGATGTCATTATCAGCAGTGCCTGGACGGCCAGCAGATTTCATTAGACGCTCAGCTATAAATTGCAAGTTGACTGGAATGATCATTTTCATTCCTCTAAGAGCAATTCTCATTCCTCTTTCATCTTGCATACCAGCAATGTCAATTAACATCTGTTCTAACGAAGTTTCGTTTAGATCAGCTGCAACTGCTAGAGTGTTCGTCTGGTTGGCACTAAGCGTAGGGTGAGCTGCACTGTTAAGTGGTACTCCATCTCCGCCAGGATTAGCTGCTGCAAATGCATTATTTAAAATGTTTGCTGCTTTCACCTGTTTAGTGTTAGCCATAGAACGCGCTAGTGCTTTAGTATAGCGAGTGCTAAGTTTGTCGTAAAGATTATCCTCTACAGCTTCTTCTGTTAGTGCAAAAGCTAAAGCAATAGTCTCGTTGGTGTACCTAGCAGTGTAAGTTTCTTGAGCGTCATCGTATACAATACCTTGACCCTCAGGTTTTACAGCTGCATTGGCAAAACCGCCAAGCATTACTTCTTCTTCGAAAGCACGATCAGATGATTCTGTATCGAATATTTCTTTGTCTTGATTTTCGTATCGGTCATACTCTAAGCCAAATAGCGCGTTTAAGCCTGGTTCGAGTTCTTTGACCAACTGCATTCTTGATATTACCATTGTTCAATCCTCCTATAGGTTATACGCCAGTTGCTCGTAAGTACACTTGCTCATTGATTCTAACAATCCAGTTAGCATTAGTTGTTAATGGATCGCTATTTTCAGGATCACGGGATATACCCACGATTCTGCATTGAGCAGTAGCTATAGCCGGAACACCACCACCGTTACCAGTAAGTACATTTAATTGACTTGCTGATTGGCCGTTGATAGTATTTCCTTGTGTAACTACAATATCAGTATTTTTTCCAACGCCTGATGCGACGGCTAAAATACCATTACCTTGTACTTCGAATAACTTATTTGGATCGTCATAGACAAATGCACTGATCAATCCGCCACCTGTTGGAGTAATTCCGCCAGGGTAGTAGTTTGACCAAGTTGGTTTTTGTGTAGTAGGGTCGTCATAAAAGCAACCGTTGAAAACACCAAGACCATCGACATTACCTGCCGCTGATTGTTGAATTGTTCCGTTTGCTAGTATTTGTACAATATCACCTTTGTATATTTGAGCTACTAACCCAGGTAATATATTGTACTCAGTAGTTCCACCGTTTTGGATGTTACTACCTAACTCGCCTACAGCTCTTAAACCAAATGGTGCGTTAATATTTACCATGATTTTTCCTTGTAGTTAAAAGTATACTTCACCCACCATGGGTAAAGTAAATGTTTGCATTAAGGGGAAAAAATCTTTTTAGGATTTCTTGCCGCCAAAACTAACTTGCGACCTGCTTGCATTGCTCACAGGCATACTAGGATGTTGGTCCTTAAGGGGATCGTTAGCAATTGCATTATCTCTATCTTGGGTTCTATCCGCAAAATATTGAGTACGCTCTTGCACGATTTCCGTTGGAATCCTTGCTAGCATTA